AGTAGGATATTTAGGCGCTGATTGCTTTAGCTCTCCCTTTGCGTTTAAATGAGATTTCGGTCTATGAAACCAGAAAACTAGATCAATATGTACTGGCTCTTCGATCAATTCCCCAACAACTTTATTAGCCTCTACCCTAACGGCATCTCTCCATGACTTTACCCTTTTACATGATTCAATCATTATCCCTCGGCCAATATGCCTTTTACTGCCCTGTGGTGCAGCTTCAATTCCCTCAACAGTAATTACATACTTCATAGAAAATGAGTTTTATACCAGAAAATACTCCTTTCGTATCTTTGCCTACTGCCTTAAAAGGAAGAATAGACCCACACCAGTTAGCAGTGTTATGGGTGCTGCAAAGCTACTACCCGAATATCTGGCCTAGTTATAGCACGATTGCTAAAGACGCGGGTATGTGTCGAACAAAAGTAATTCATACTGTTGAACAATTATGTTCGCTGGGCTGGCTACAAAAAGTTTCTAGAACTGATGAACACGGCCAAAAGACCAACGCATATCGAGTTACAGTTTGGCATGAATGCAGAGTCCCAACACCTCAACTATCCAGTAGTGAACCGCAGTCCATTTCAGCAACCAGTACACCAGATGAACTACCCCAGTGTATTTCAACAACTAGGGGTGGTGTATCAGATGAACCCGAAGTAAAACAAGTTAAACTAAAACAAAAAACTAAAAAGAAAGGATATTCTGAAAAATTTGAATCTTTTTGGAAAAAGTACCAATCTCAAAATAATAAATGTGTTTCACAATCTAAAAAACCAGCTTATAGAGAATGGGAACAGCTAGACAAAAAAACACAGGAAAAATTAGAAGATGCACTAGAGGCAGATTCAAGACTCAGAGTAAAACTTATTAGAGACGGAAAATTTGTACCAATGTGGCCAGATTGTTTTAGATGGATTAAGAATGGCCAATACGAACAGTTTTTAGAGTTGCGCGAGCAGAAATCTAAGTCAAGATTAAATCCTATGCTTGCAAAGAAAGCAAGTGACCAACCCTTTTAAAACCTCATGCAAAATTACAAACGATCTGCAATAGATCGAGATATTACTTTCAGACCACCAGTACACAACTGCTACGCTTGCAATGATACTGGAATAGTTAATAATTCAGATGGATTAATTAACAATTACCTATCAGATTACGACATTACAGAGTCTGGAAAGAAAGTAGCTGGCAGCGATCTGGCTATTATTTGTTATTGCGAAGCCGTGTACCCCAAATATAATGATGAGGCACAATTAGTTGCACATGGTTTTAGAAATGGTGATGGTAATATAAGAAATAACGTAGGTATTGATGTAGATAAAGATATAATTAGAGAGTTACATAATATAAGGAAAAAAGCTTGGAAAGATACTGCCACACTAATGAGTCGATTAATCCAAAAAAACCTAAAAAGCAAAAAGGTCGAATTACCTGTTGAAATGCAAGAGGTAAAAAATCAGCTTATTAATTTTAAAATTAAATCTTTGGAAAGTTAGATGCTATTTATTTTATTTGTTAGTTTACTAGCTATTTTGATCTTTTCTGCTTGTAATTTCGCTATGTACAAGCATTTTACCGACAAAAACAAGTTTTAGCTCTGCTCAGATTGCACTCAGAGACCCTTGTAAATTTATCCCTATACGTTTCTACCCTTGAAAAAAGCACATTTGCGCGGCCTATCCTACCGCACCTCCAAAGATTACATAGCTTACGACCCATTACAAAAATGTAATTACAGAATCCTAAACGGTAAGCGTATCTGGTTACAGCCAAGACCTAAAGAAGTGTACCTATCCAAAAAAGAGCTAGACTCAGGACAGTTACACATCTCGCTATGACTACAACACCAGATCTGCCTATCTTCTCACCAGAGGATATTAAACAATCAAGAATAATAGATTTAACCCTATATAAAGATAACCCTAGAGTACACAGTGATGTTCAAATAGAAAGATTAGCAATCTCACTTCAAGAGTTTGGGTTTACTAATCCTGTATTAATTGATGACATGGGTAATGTTGTTTGTGGACATGGTCGTATTGCAGCTGCAAAAAAAATAGGACTAGAGACAGTTCCTACTATTACACTTTCACATCTAACACCAGATCAGCGTAGAGCCTACATAATTGCAGATAATCAACTTGCCTTAAACTCTAGTTGGGACGATGACATATTAAAGCAAGAATTAGAAGCATTAATGGAAAATGGTTTTGATTTATCTGTTCTAGGCTGGGGCGATGATATACCTACCTTTGCTGATGAGCCAGATTATGGGTCACTAGATGATTTTGAAGATCCAACTGACAACCTAGCTAATGATGTTTACAAAGCTATCCAGATAGAGTTTAGACCTGAAGATTACGAAGAGGCCAAAGAAGTAGTAGCAGAAGCTAGAAAAAAAGGTGTTTATGTAGGGCAAGAGCTAGTAAACGCGCTTAAAGCATTAAGCTAATGAAGCTAGCCAAAACTTCTTTAAACGGAGTTAGTTTCTTCTATAGAGAAGGCTACTCCGACATTAAGACTTTCAATGAAGTTTTTCTTGACAAATCTTACTTTAGAAAAGGTATGGAAGTTCTTAATAATGAAAGCTGGCTAGATTGTGGCGGTAATGTTGGTGCTTTCTCTTTAATGGCAGCTTCTAAAGGCGCATCTGTAATAACTTATGAGCCTGACCCTTTTAATTGTGAATTAATTGAAAAAAATGCCAAACTTAACGGCTTTCAGAATGCAATTACAGTTAAACAAGCTGCCTTAGTGCATGATTTTAGAAAAGATACAACTTTATCTATTGCTGCTGATGGTAACGTATGGCGTAATACTATAATGAAAAAAAAGAGTGATAAAGCTATAAGAGTACCTTGTCTAAATTTCGATGAGCAAGCTGTACTAGCTGATAATTGCAAGATGGATATAGAAGGGGCAGAAATACCAATACTTACCCATACAAAAAGCGCTTTTAGTAAACTGGTTTATGAGTGGAGTTTCGATATTGACCCAATGCTGCCAAAACTATGGAAAGTTATAGAAAAGCAAAAGATTAAATACAAAGTAGAAGCACCATACAAAACAATCCATTATGAAGAAAGAGAGATTAAGTTATGGGGTAATCGCTGGTTTCCACGTTGCGTTATGGTCTACTGCTTTAAAAGGTAGTAAGCGGGTGTAAATGCTAATTACTCTTAATTACTTTGATTAAATGGGTGTAAGTGGTGCAAGTCCTGCTTTTACACCTTTTACACCTAATTACTTTGTGTAAATCGGACTTTACACCTTTTACACCTAATTAAACTATTTAACTTAGATTAAATGTAGTAAAACTTGAATTTACACCTTTTACACCCAATTACTTCAGAGTAAATGATAGTAACTGAATCAAACAATCGAATTACACTACCTGAACTCATCTTGAACCCTGTAACTTCTCCTTTGAAGATTGGAGATAGTGTAGGCGGTTTCGAGCCTAATATTTTTGAAGATTGCATTCTAATAGACCCAGATGGTACTCCTGTGGGTTTGTTTATAAAAACTTTGCCAGACGATTTACAGAACCTTGTGAATATAGCTGACAGAGAAATACATACGAAGCGCGTACCTAAATCAGAAATGAAAAGGTCTAGCGGCTTGCATAATAAAAAAGCTGAAGTATTGCAGTATTCAACAATCTTAGGTTCATGTCCACCTAAACCACACATGAGAAGGCCATATGCCACTAGGTCATCTGTTCACTCTGTAAAGTCTGCCAATACTTTTGTTAAAGCTATGTATGCAGCAGGTATCAAATCTTTTGAAATAGTAAAAAAATATATTCCAACAGTTGCTGAAAACCATTTATTTAAAATCAAGCAAAGAATACCTGATAACTGGCGTTTCGCTAATAATTTCAGTTCTACTATCTCAAATTGCAACATATCCGCACCAGTTCACCAAGACCACGCCAATGTAAAAGGTGCTATAAATATGATAATTACT